GCAATAGCATCAATCACCGCCTGGTAATCAGGGGTGATTTCGATTTCAGAATTGCTAAAAGTAGATAAATCAGTCATAAGATTACAAACTATTCCTTCAGAGCAAAGTATTCAGTTATAGCCCAATCAATCAACTGATGAGTAGGCTAGATCTGGAGAAATAAATAAGGCTACGCAATCGGAGCCAAAAAAAACTAAAAAGTGGGGCGAACGACGGGGCTCGAACCCACGACAACCAGCCGTTTGAGATCTATTTTATTCATAATGAGACCACATTCTCAAAACTCGAACCGTCTTTTCTTTACGAAATATTTCGTACACAAGCCGATGCTGAATGTTAATTCTACGTGAATAAGCCCCCTTTAAGTCACCAACCAATTTTTCATAAGGTGGGGGGGTTCGTAGAGGATCTACTTCTAAAATATCCAATAAAGCCAGTGCTTTATCTTTAAGGCCTGCGGCAGACAATTTTTTAGCATCCTTAATGGCATATTTAGAATAAGCCAAATTCCAAGCTACCATTTCAGCGCCTTTTTACTTTTGGCAAGAGGCTCAGCCATAGCATCTTTAATCGACTCACGCATCCCTGGAATTGCGAGTAGATAAAGTGTCTCCTGAATAGCGCTCCAATCTTCTTCAGAAACTAAAACCGCATTTGCCCGCTTACCAGAAATAACCACTGGCTTATGTGACTCTGCCGCCTGATCAATCAAACGGTAGAGACCTGCTCGAGCTTCGCTTGCGGTGATTGTGGTCATGATTTCACTCCTTTTCAATATAGTACGTAAAAGCGTACGTCTTGTCAACTGTTCATCCCATCCGCCCGACCAAAAGAACATGCCTCGCATAATTCATAGTTACTTTTTGGATTTTTCAGCCCTTTAAGACCAAGGAGTTACAAACCTCAGTAGCCATGGAAAGATGAAATTCTCGTGAGTAGACTTAATCATGTCGTCAAAATAGAAAAATAGCGGCATATTATCTGAACATGTCGCCAACAAAGATATGACTAGGCAATAGACATTAGTGCGTCTAGCTGGTTGTCGTGCAGGAAACTTCACTACTAAGTGCTTGTAATGAAGATTATTCGGGACTTAAATGAAAAAAGTAACCACATGGTTACTTTGTAGAGCGCCTTTAAGGATTCTAAAAACCTTAAGAGCCTTATGTTGATGGGGCGAACGACGGGGCTCGAACCCGCGACAACCAGAATCACAATCTGGTGTATCAATCTAGTGTTTATATGGCTCTCAGGTTTTTTTTGGGAATTTTTTTATAAACTAGCCCTATATAGCATAAGGCTTTGCTGAAGGGTGTTCCCAAATAAATATTATACTTTTACCTTCTCTCCGCGCCACCAAACATGGTTATCGTCGATCACTTCGCATACTTCTGGAGGCATTAACTTTCCGCCTTTAATTGTACCCAGCGCCCATCCACTTCTCCAGTTGCGGGGGTTATCTTCCATGTATCCAAACTGGCTACCCCAGGGATCTGCCAACGTGCCGGTATCTACCCCATATCTGGTACCTTTATAGTCAGTCCACCTAGCCATTCCGAGTGCGTGCAGATGGCCCGTAAAGAACGATGTGCCACCCTTTAAGATATTGTTGTGCGTTGCCTGGATTCCGTTGTGCCAGCGATGCTTGATCATTACATCCTCATTGATCATTAGTGACCAGCAAGAAGTCCAGCCTGGCAAATGATCATCCAGGGTAAAGCCTTTGACCTTCTCATATTGGGGTACAAAGCTGGATAACTTGGAGTCGAATCGAATACAGTGGTTTCCGATGGTGCGCACGAACTTTGTCGCCCCACCCTTACAAGCCTTCTCAAGCTCGCTTAATCGCTCCTGGATGGCCTCTAATTCTTGCTGGACTGTTGGCCTTTCCTCGTATCCAATCCTAGCGTGGGAGCTGATTGAAGTGCCATCTAGGATGTCGCCATTAGCGATCAGAATCTTGGGCTTGATTGTAGGCAATAGTTTAAGCAAAGATCGATGGGCCGTACTGACTATTCCAGGGAAATAATGGGCATCAGAGAAAACTACAAATACGCCATTGGTCATATCGACTCTAATGCGCACCTTATCTTCTGGGATAGTCATCTTGTAAGGAGAGGCTACATTTTGGCAAGGCAAGACAATGCCATACTTAGATTGAATCCGTACTCGCCTGCTATTTACATTGCGAATATTCATCTCAAGCTGGTTGGCTACTTTAGAAGGGGATTGAAGATCCATCCAAACCTTAATGAATTGATCATCCGTATATTTTGGTGCAGGCATAGTTAGCTCAGTTTCTTGATCCAATAGCAAGCGCCTTCTAATCCCCAGGGCTTGCTTGGTTTATACATCTTGAATCCATTAGCAATTAGATTGTTTGCAGATGGGCAGTTATTGGTGGTATCAGTTACTAAATGAGTCCACCCTTGTTTCTTGGCAAATCGGGTGCGCACTCGAATCAATCGGTTATGTAAGCCCAGGCCGCGATAATCCCATTTCACTCCAGCTCGGCACATATATCCCGTATTGCGCCAGCTAGTAGATGGGCTTACCCCACAAAACCCAATCGGTTTAGATCCGTCATACGCCAGTCACCAGAACCCTGAGTCAAATTCAATCAATTCGTCCAGGCGAAAGAACTCGCTATGCAGCTTTTTTAGATCTTGCCTGATCTCTTCTTTTTGAATATCAACGGATTTAATTTTTAAATGAGTTGATGGCATGACTGTCATTTGCGCCCTGAGAGGTGCTTCATTTTTTGCATTTGCTCAAAGTCTTCACGGCACTCTGCATTACAGAAATGACCACGATCAATATGCTCTTCGCAATACTTACAGTGGCCCGTGAATTTCATAGGTTGATTATGGGAACGCGCTGCCTTGATAGCCAAGTCGCGATCCATCATTTCTTGATCAGTAGCCTGATCGTATATGTCACTCATTAGCTGCCTTAATTGCTTCGATCTGCCCTGCTACTTCGAGGTACTTTCGATGGTTTTCGATGGAGGTAGCGAGTACGGCAGCAAGGTCAACGGGGGAGCTGATACTGTCAGAGCTGTCTGGGATTGTGGTTTGACCACTTGCACTGGCGTTGAACAGGCGGATAAAACCAAAGGTAACGCGACAACTATCAGTACGCACGCCAAAGCTGTTAGTAGCGTAGAGCGATCTAGCTTGCTCTTGATAGGCTGCACTTTTAGCTTGTTCTCTTCTGATAGTGGAAATAAAGGCTTCGGTTGCTTTAGCGTTTTTGGCTTGCTCGTAAAGGATCGCTTTGTCGATGGCTTCTTGACGGCTGACTTTTTCGCTATTGATTTTGGCTTCGTAGTAGTTTTTTTCGTAGTTGTGACCAAGGTATATTCCCCCTAATAAAGAGATAACTGCCGCAATCAAAATCGCGTACAGGCTATTAAGACCATTTGTTAAAAATGAAAACATTACGCACCACCCATGCAAGTGTTGAACTCTTCGTATCTGCGCTTAGTAAGGCCAGGCTGCACTACCCCGCCAGCGCGATTCCATTTAAGAATTTCTTGGCAAGCGCCTGTATAGTCCTGGGCATTTAGTTTCTTAACCAAACCAGAGCTGCAAAAAGCGCCTACTCCAATGTTGTAAGACAGGGATAAATAGGCGTCATATTCACCCTGACTGATCGGTACGGCAATGCACTGCTTGATACCCGCAGCGTGTTCATCAGCGCTTGTTAGAAGTTGTCTAAGGGCTTTTGTTGGAGTAGTGGTTTGACCAGGCTGTACGCCTTTAGTTTCACCAAACCCAATCGTCTGAACGCCAACGACATCCTTATAAGTCTGGCCTACATACCCTTCATTGATTGCAATAGTCACTAATGCAGAAGCGCTGATAACCAGCGCTGCAACATTCATGCGAATTTTGGACGTATTTCGCTCTATGATGGGAGGATTCATACGCCCTCTTGTGCTACCAGTCGAGAAATAAAAGCGCCGCCTACCGCCAAAAATGACAATATGGCAAAAGTATTTCTAGGAATAGAGTCTGCAAATACTGGCAAAGCAACTTCTGCCCCACTAAGCAGGCCAGCAATCAACATAAAACGAATAGACCATCCTTTGCGGAGAATGGTTTTCCAGTTTGGGTAGAGTTTCATTTTGCAATGTACAACTTAAATGCGCCCCAGCCATCGGGCAAGGCATCTGCAATCAAGCCTGGAAGCCGGTATTGATGGGCTGGAAAATTGGCATATGCTTGGGCTTGGAGCTTGAGATGTCGTGGAGAAAATTCAATGCCACGCTTCACAGCCTGCGCTGAATACTCAAACAACAGGTGGGCACCATCATCTGCCAGAGTGCCTAATACCCAACTCTCGCCCCAGCCATTAAATAGGACCTCAATTTTTCTCATAAACGGCTAATAGGCTGAGCCTTGATTGGTGTTTTACGAGGGGCACGCACACGTTTGGCATGAATCTGCTCCATCATCGCGATAGAAAGCGGCTTGTATTCAAACAGGGTTTGCAGCTCCCCAATAAGTCCTAAGGGAATTAATATTCTTACAAAATTTTCTAAAGTGGGTTTGAACTGACCTGATTTTTAGTACCACCCTAGAAGAGAGGATTTTTGATAATCTTCACCTTAAAGGAGTGCTAAATATGGCAAAAGGTCAGCGTCTTAAACCCGAGCAAATCGTC